GAGACAAAGATCGGCGGGGTGTTGGAAAGGGGGTGGGCACACCCCGCCGGGAGTGACGGCGGCCGGTGCTGCCGGGCGGGTAGCGGTCATGCTGCAGCCTGATGCTGTGGGCGCGTGCGTTCGCGCGATTGCAGGTAAAGCAGCGCGGAAGCTGGCAGTTGAACGCCGTGCGCCTGTGCTGCCATCAGCACGCCAAGCCTCTGCGACGGAGGAATCTCCGGCGGCGTTCGCGACTTCCAGTAGCTCGCGGTTTGCTGCGGAACCGTCACTTTTTCGGCAATGGCGCTAGTGCCGCCGAATGCCTTGAAAATCTGATCGACTACATGCATACATCGTTCATTACCGATTATCGGTACTCTGCGCAAGAGCCTCCGTTACCGCTTTTGTCGGATTTCGGAATCCTGACGGAGCGCCATAATCGGTGCATGCCGGAATTTGCCTTTGATCCAGACCGCGTGAAGGCGGCGATGCGCGAGCAGCGCGTCACGCAAGATCAGTTGGCCAAGGAGATCGGGCTAACCCACAAGTCCGCGCTACTGAAAATCTTCAACGGCACGCGGCGGGTTCAAATCTCCGAAGCGACCAAGATCTACGACTTCTTGCGGCTGTCGCCAGACCAGGCTGTCGGCGTCCAATATGTTCCGGTGATCGGGCTGGGGTCGGCTGGTCGGTGGCGTGAGGCGGTAGAGCAAAATGGTCCGCGCATGACGATCCCGGCGGGTATCGCCAGCGATCGGGCTTTCGCGATAGAGGTGGTCGGCGACAGCATGAACTTGCTGATCAAGGATGGCGGATGGATCGTCGTTGACCCAGGGCAGAAGTCACTTACCGATGGCAAGTGCTACCTGATCCAGAACGCCGAGTATGAGGTGACCGTAAAGGCGTACAGGACGAAGCCGCCACGCTTCGAGCCCATGTCCGATAACGAGGAGCATCAGCCGTTCCTAGTGAGCGACTGCGAGTTTATCGTGCTGGGCCGCGTCGTGTGGACAGGATCACCGCTTTGAGGCGCTGCATATTGATCGCCGCTGCCATGCTATCGGCATGCTCACAAGCTGATGATCGCATCTGCGAATCCTACGACCAGAATATGCCGGCAGCCGATGCTAAGCGCCACGACACACTCCAGACCGCCTACGACGTGAAACGCTGCGTGCATCGCTGGAGCTTCCGGCTGGCGCAAGCTGAAGGCTCCATCAGTGACGTTGCCCAAGCTGTCGTCGAAGCTTGCCGCGAGCCGATCGGGAACCATGCTCTGGCCATCGGAGCCGAGAACTTGAAGGCGGCGCAGAACGGAACGCCCACCACGTCAGACGCTCTAGAGGTGATTGAGGCGAACGCCAAAGCCACCGCAACCTTCTATGTGACGATGGCCCGCGCTGGGCACTGCAAAATCCCATAGCTGCGAAAATAACCGAATTTCGGTATTGACGCCATAACCGATTATCGGTAACACCCCTTCAACACGATCAGAGTGTTGGAGGAACGAAGATGGATCGCCCCGAAACGATTAGCCTGCTCCGGATGGGCCACGACGAGATCGTGACTCTGCGCCGCCGGATTGCCGCGATGGAGCCCAAGGCCCACGCTTACGATACGATCGCCATCCTCGCCCGTCAGTCCGAAGTCCGCGTGGATCAGGGCTACGGCGTCGATGTTGCATGGCGTCTGGAAAACGCCGTCAACGAGCTGATCGCCGAACGCGAAGCCGAAGCGCTCGCCGACTCCAAGCCCAAGGATGCTGACCCCGCCTGACCTCCCCAGAGGGCGGGCGCACTCCCCTATGCGTCCGCCCCGAGGATGAGGTTTCAGGTCTTAGAGTGTTGGAGGCGGAATATGGTTCGGGATGTGGAAGTTGGGCGCGCCGCTGACGCGGAAGCTGCTCTAGTCGCTGACGCGACCGGAGCCGCGAGCGTCTCCGCCCATGCGGGTAACGATCAGCCGCGCAGTGAGTATGCTCGCGGGCTTATCGCCGCCGCTGAGATCGCAGAGAAGTGGCGCGACGAGAACCGCGCCAGCGCAACTGAGGCACGCAAGAGCCACCCGGAACTTGCTGACCAGCTCAACGGCGCCGCAATAGAGTGCCATGCCATTGCTGGCGAAATTCGTCGACTGGCTCGCTCGGCATGACCGCTCACTCCCACCCTATAGAAGAAGCCGGTGACTGGATCGAATGGTCTGGAGGGGAGTGTCCAGTGGGCCCGCGCACGGTCATCGAAACGCAGATGCGCCACGAAACGCCGCAATGCTACGATCCCGACCGGTGTGAAGCTGGCTCGTACATATGGAGCCACGATGGCGGAGCGTGGGACATCGTCGCCTACCGCGTGGTGTCGAAATGAACGCCCCCGCTACCCTGACCGCGCAAACCGCTATTTTCTGGTGCCCAAGCTGTGAAGCGATGGTCCCTTCTGATCCGAAGGGGCTCTGCGCTGGCTGCGATAGCATCATCGACCTGACCCTCTGGCAGGAAACAGAGGAAGCCTTTCAGGCCAACGAACGCGCGGCTGAGATCGCTGCAAAGCTAGATCCGGTCGATCCGTTTTTCGCACCGAACCGCGCTCTTGAACGAGGATACCTGTGATGGGTGAACCGAAATTCCCTGACGCATTCGTCCAACTGACGGGCGAAGATGGCAACATGGGCGCTATCATGGGACGCGTCGTTCGCGAGCTAAAGAGGGTCGGCGCTAGACCCGATGACATACGCGACTTCCGCATGTCGATCATGGGGGCTGCCAGTTACGACGACGCGCTGAATCGTGTCGGCCAGTGGGTTGAAGTCGGATGACCCTCCCCTTCTTTGCGTCCGATCGGGCGCTCAACCGTGGATATTGGAGGGCTGGGTAATGGCCGATGTGAAGTTTACGCCGGGGCCTTGGCGCATCTCAAATTGCGATGTGAAACCCACCACATACAATGACGGGCGGCGCTTCTTAGAAGTGCTGGCGGGAGATCAGATTCGCTCGCCACATATCAGGAGCTTGCAGGGCTATATTGACTGCGGCGGCACTTCCGTTTGCCACATCCAGCATGGCCCACGGGAGGCAAACGCCAACCTGATCGCTGCGTCACCGGACCTGTACGATGCGCTGGATCAGGTGATGACCGGCGGGAACCATCTCGCGTCGATACTTGTCAACCGCGTCGGCGCCGACTTTGCCGAGCGATTTCCTCCCGAAATGGAGCCAGAGGATGCGCTCAGAACACTCTGCGCAACCGATCAATATGACGTGTGGTGCTGCTGGCGCGAGATCATGCTCGCACGCCCAGCCCTCGCCAAAGCGCGGGGCGAATCATGACCCAGCCCATCACCCGCTTCACTGCCATGCTCAACGAGAGCGTGCGCGAAGATGCCAGCATCCAAGGTCGCTTGGGGGTGTGCCTGAATAGGATGATTGAACTTCAGATGCAGGCTTACCCGTCTGTTTGGTCATCCGATGAGCGCCGCGAGGAAGCGGAGAAGTTTCTTTATGGAGGTGTGAAGTGAGCGAATACTTGGCGAATGCTTCGCACCGCGCTTTCGTGCCTTCGGCATCGAACCCCGCTTCGCGTGTTTCGCCCCTCCGGGCTTCAATCGACTTTCGCGCGGGAGAATGACCATGTGGTTCCGCAAGCAGAATTGCCGGTGCGATCATGCCGCAGTGCAAGCGCCGCCGAAGGAGCCGTGCGTTGCGCCGTCATCCCCAGCTTTGGCTCTTGAACGCTCGCTCACCGACCCAGAAACGCGTGGAGAGTGGAAGCTGGAACCCGGCGTACCCGATCTGATCGGTGTCACCAGACACTATCGGAACGACTTGCGAGATATATCCATCACGTCCTGTTTCAGCAGATACTCTTATGGCATCTACCTTTCTACGCCATTCACGCTGACTACGCAGGAAGAGGGCGTTGTCCGGCGAGCGCTGGATGCTTGGAGCGCACACCGGCAATCCATCCGCGAGCAGGAAGCTCTCGCGCGGCTGGTGAGCCCCGCGTCAAGGATCGAAGCGGCGCCAGCCGACGAGACGCGTAGCGGCTCGGCCGAAGGCGAGAGCCTGACCGGCGAAGCCGGGGACGCCCAAACCACCCCATCGGAGAACCCCTCATGACAACCAAGGTGATGGAGGGCCTGAAGCCATGCCCGTTCTGCGGAGCGACGGATGAAGAGTTCCAGCTCCAGCCGTACCAGATGCACAACCTTGGCGGCGAACCCACTGATTGGGCTGTCGAGTGCGCCAACTGCGCAGCGTTCGGCCCCACGGCATTGACCAGCGAAGCATCCGCTACAGCTTGGAACACCCGAGCCTCTGATGCTGATCCGTTGAGAAGGGCTCTGGAGGTCGCAAGGGACTTCTTGCTCAACCACAGAGACAACGCTGCTGCGGAAATGTCGACGCTCGTAGTCATCGATGCCGCCCTTAGTAGTGGGGAGAACAACAATGGCGAGTGAACCGACAGAAGGTCTGGCGATTGCCGCTTCGCGTCACCGCGTCACTCAGGCTTCGCCCCGAGCCAGTTCCTGTCTCGGCCATTCGGTGAGTACCGCATATCGCAATCAAGGAGACAATCTGTGATCGAGCAGAGTGAAAGCATCGCCGCGCTCTCGAAAGCCCTGACGCAGGTTCAGGGCAGCGTAGAGGGTGCCGTCAAGGGCAAGGTAAACCCTGCCTTCAAGTCCAAGTACGCCGATCTGACGAGCGTGTGGGAGGCCTGCCGCGAGCCGCTGGTGATGAACGGCCTATCGGTCGTGCAATTCCCCGGCGAAATGATCGACAACCGCATGACGCTCACGACCCAGCTTTCGCACGAAAGCGGCGAATGGATGCGCTGCACGCTATCGATCCCGCTCACCAAGGCGGACGCGCAAGGCTACGGCTCGGCAGTCACCTATGCTCGCCGCTATGCCCTGGCTGCCGTGGTTGGCGTGTGCCCGGAGGATGACGACGGCAACGCCGCCAGCCGCGGCACGCCGCGCAACGACGCCAAGAGCGAGGATCGCATCACCGAAGCGCAGCGGGTTGAGCTAATGGCGCTAGCAGCCGGCAAGAACACCGACATGAAAGCCTTTTGCACCTTCTACAAGATCAACGCCCTGCCTGAGTTGCCAGCGTCGAAATACGCGCACGCCAAGGCCGCGCTGACCCGGAAGGAAGCGGCATGATCGAGCAGCGCACCGACGAATGGTTCGCGTCCCGCTGCGGCAAGGTGACAGCCAGCCGCATCGCCGACGTAATGGCGAAGACCAAGACCGGCTATGGCGCTGGCCGGGCGAACTACATGGCACAGCTTGTCGCCGAGCGGCTGACCGGAACCACGGAATCCGGCTTCACCAATGCCGCCATGCAGTGGGGCACGGAGAAGGAACCGGAGGCACGCGAGTGCTATTCGTTCCATCGCGGGCTGCCGGTGGTCGAGGAAGGCTTTGTACCGCACCCGGCGATAGACATGGCCGGCGCGTCCCCCGATGGGCTGGTAGGCGATGACGGGCTGGTCGAGATCAAGTGTCCGAACACGGCCACACATATCGACACGCTGCTAGGCGCAGCGATCGACGACAAGTACGTCAAGCAGATGCAATTCCAGATGGCGTGCTGCGGTCGCAAATGGTGCGACTTCGCGTCCTACGACCCCCGGCTTGGCGTTGAGATGCAATTGCATGTTCGCCGGGTCGAGCGTGACGATGCCATGATTGCCGAGATCGAGGAAGCGGTCGCCG